GGTGCTGGTGCATTGGATGGTGCTGGTGCATTGGATGGTGCTGGTGCATTGGATGGTGCTGGTGCATTGGATGGTGCTGGTGCATTGGATGGTGCTGGTGCATTGGATGGTGCTGGTGCATTGGATGATGCTGGTGTATCAGGTTTTAATTTGAATCGTCTTTTTTCTGCTTCCGCTATTGAACCATCTTCCATAGATTTTAGAGCTTCTTCATGCAACTTATCTTGCGCTTCCGTTTGAACACTAGAATCTTTAATAATTATAACTTTTTTACCTGCTTTTTCTGCCGAATCTATAGCCTCAGCTAATTCTTTTTTAGTTTTAATTTCTCCTCGGGTGAATCGAGAAACCTCTTCATCAGTTCTATCTTCTTTTAATAGAGATTTAAGATCATCATTAATTGGAATAGTTCTGGCTGCCAATTTGGAAGATTGACTTCCTCGATCTTGAGCAACTCTCTCATTTTTCTTTTCTTCAGTATTAGCCTCTTCATTTTTTTTGTCCATCCACTTAGCTAACCAAGCCGCACCAGCTACGGCAGCAATTACCGCCAAGAAAGTTGGATTAAGCAACAGAGGTAATAATCTCGATAAACCAGAAATTACCATTTCACTTATACCAAATATATTCTTTAAATTTTTCACCGATAACAGTTCATTTATAGCTGTTCCCAACATTGTTGGTATTCCAGAAAAAATGCCTTTTATAGTAGAAACTATAATTGTACCTAAAGATAAAATTGTGCCTAATATACCACTCTTATCTTTTTCATCATCTTTTGGTTTTTCACCTATCTTTGTAGGTTTACTTTTCCCCATGGCACTCTCATACTGTGCTTCACGTTCTTTAGTTTTATTGAAGAACATATCAGCTTTAGTGGATGGAGTGCCACCTTGCAACTTTACCAATTTAACAATATTTTGGCGCATCACATTCATATCACGGCTCATCATAGGAATACCCATAGTATTCTTGGCGGTGATGGTTGCGTTTTGGTTAATGGATTCTAATATTGTATTGTCAACAGCAGGCGCAGGTGTTACGGAAGCAGTTTGATTTGAGCTTAAATTTTTTGGAGAAGTTGCAGAGTATCCTTTACCGAACACTTTTTGTCCAATAATAGAGCCAAGACCAGAACCACCAAACAACGCATTACGTATGTCTAGTTTTTCTAGTGCTTTCTTACCAATAGCACTGGCTGCACCGGAAACAAGTCCTTTGGATTTATACTCGGTTTTTAGGATATCTGCTAATTTACTCATTTTGTCCTCTGCATTGCTTTTATACGTTCTCGTTCTTCTTCAAGATGCCTCAGTAACATATTTACATAAAGCTCTTTTTCCCACGGTATCATGGTTTCCAGTTCTGTCAGACTATACTTGTGGTGTTGCATTAATGCAAAGTTAGTCTGGTAATGATTTCCCAGATTATCGTGACAGAACATCACCCGAAAAAATTTTGGATTCCTTCTAACTCAATTTTATCTTCATGTTGGCATTTAAAACATTTGAAATCCAAGGTCTTTTTTAATTTTGGCATTGTGTCAAAGAATTGTTTTATTTTTTCAATGTCACTCATTTGTAACTGTTCAATAAAATCTTGCAATTCTTCATCGGAGAAATCTTTTGCATAGTAGACATTTTCAGCATCATAAACATAGTCAATACATTTAATCGTTATGTTCAATATTGCAGAAATATCATCTTTTGAATTGGCACTGTTCATTATAGTCAAGTCTGGATACTTCATAACAACACCAAATTTGTCAGTAATTTGAATTTTCTTATCGTGTTCTGATTCAAACTCTGGCTCAATCTCAGTCAACTTCAAATCAATTTCGACTACATTTCCACAAGTTTTAGTTTCTTGGTTTTCATCCATAACTTGATTATTGCATTTGTATTTCAGGTTAACAACTTCTCCGACAGACACTGCTCTTAAATTTAAAAACAAATATTCAATATCAAACAGTGGTAATTTGTCAACGTCAAAACCTTCAGTCAAAACACAATTATTTAAAATCTGTTTAATGATGTTGATAACCGCTTCAATGTCTTCACTTTCATTTGCCATTAGGAATAGTTTTTCCTCTTTGACGGTGAAAGGACGATATTTCAATTTTTGACCATTTGATTTTAAGGTAATCGTGTAGGTCGGCACATCAATTCTTGGTAATCCCATAATAACTCCAGTAAATTATAAAAGTATGTTTTTCAATGTCAAACTAGCAATCAGATTTTTCAGTGTAGTTAAAGGTATCCCGTTCAGTAATGCTTCAGCAAGAACTGCATCAGCATTATAAACACCTTGATAAACTGTTCGATATTTTTTGTATGTAAATTGTACCGTTAATCTATGAAAATTATCTTCACTCCAACTCAAAGGTTGCGAAGATATACTAATTGGATAAGCATCAATCAATTCAATTGCATAAATCTGTTTAATAAACTCATCGTATTGGAGAATTCTAATATTGGTCAGATAACGGGTTGCATCATCATTGGGATAACGTAGGTTATTTGTATCGGTTGGCATAATTGATTCCAACCAACGGTCAAACAATTTTCTCTCATAGAAATCATTTGTACACAGAAATGTTAAATTAGTTTCGCCGTATTGTGTTTGATAAGGAACTTTATATGTAGGTCCATAAACTTTAGCATCGTGTGTTATTAAAGATTTTCCTGGTAATTCAGCCGCTTCACATTGCAAAGACAGATAACGGGAGATAGAAGCATTGGTAGTTTTTGATTGTTCATCCGTAACATCACGGTTGAAAATATCAGTAATATCAGAAATGAATGTAGTTTTGATATTAACCAATTGTTCAAGAAACGATTGACCAATAAATTTATTGATATAAGTCGGAATAGGCAATATAACTTGGAAACGGTTAGGCTTAGCTAGACCATTTTTTGCATTGATATTGGAAATAAACGATTGTGGTAAAAATGGCATTAGAATTTCTTTCTGGAGTCTGCCCAGACTTTTCCTGTGCTTGCTTTTTGGAATTGTTCAACGGGTAACAAAGCGGCAATATCCCATTCATCCGCAAAAATTTCAACGAATCTCGATTTTACATGAGACCCTAGGTATCTTTTGATACATGGCGTTGCTTCAAATGCTTTCGAGAAGGCTGCGAGCATTTGATAATTCAGTCTAAGTCTCGTCTGCATATCAAATCTATTGTCCGTTGCATGTTCACTCAATTTATCCAAAAGAATGATTCGTTGCTTTGGGTGAATGTAATGTAGATTCAGACCTAAAAAACCGTCTGGGTATGGTTGAATTGGTATTACCAATGGAAACCTGTCGTAATATGGCAACTTATCTTTCGTCTTTGGATCATAATAGAAATAATACATGTGACCAATAAAATGTGAATTCGTCTGTCTAGCTTTGTCCTTCAACAATTTTTCAGGAGTTGGTTTCAAATCGCCCATTTTTAAACGCAACCAGTCTCTAGCTTGGCGAGTACGTGCCTCGTAGCCGGTTTTCATTAACTGCTGATTGATTCGATCCATTAGATAAGCCATGGTCTATTTATTATCTTTTTTGTGTTAAGTTTGCCACTATTTTATGGTCGGAAATGGATAAGTATTGGTGTTCTGTTTTCATTTGATACCTAGTTCCTTCTCCGTTAGTATCTGGAATTTCCATCCGTGGGTATGGCAGAACTCCTCGGCTGCTTTCCATTTCATTTGATTGACCACATAAGTCTTAACCTCTGTTAAGAATCTCTGTGTTCTTCTCTTACCTTGTACTGGTTTCTGAGTCTGTGCAAACGGTTTAACCTCTATAACATAGGTCATTACCGTATCATCTTTACGTTTCACCTTAATTATAAAGTCTGGGAAATATCTATGCCTCTTATTATCAACAGGACTAATGTAAGTAATTGCTAATTCCTCTGAAGACCACCAGATAATTCCTGGATGTCCATCAAAGTATTTCATACAACGTAATTCCCAAGATGACCGAAAAACTATATTTTCAGCATTTCCGTTGTATTTTTCGGGGTGAACCGGTTTAAACCAGCCTTTATAGGTATTCTTGCCATAACTCATATAAATATGTAGTCAATCAAGGATCAACATGGCACTATTTAACCTAACAGACATTGAAATAAAACCTTTTACCCGAACTGGAGAATATGCTTCTCGATCCACAGTTTCGGGCACAAATAACGATGGGAAATATAATTTAAAACAACTTCGTTACCCTTCCGATTTAGGACAAACCGATAAAGGTCACTATATGGTAATCTTTATCAATGAACAGGTACACACACAGTTCAGTCTTGGTGATCCTACGTTGGATGATCCTACGGTTATTGCAAATGCTAAAAAATATGGTATAAGAAGAATTAATCAGGCATTAAGTGGAAATACTATTGATAACCTTGTAAATACTGGCGCCAATGCAATATCTTCTATAGTAAATTCTGAATCTGTGGATGAGGCTATAAAAATAACTAAAGAAACATTCAAAAGGATAACAGATACTGTTGGTGTTCGTACAATACGTAGAACCGCAGACACAATCGCATTGTATATGCCAGATACGTTAGCTTTCACTCAAAACCAAGGTTATACAGATTTGCAATTAGGTGGAGGATTAGTAAAACTTGGTTCTGCGATTGCATCTACCGCGGACGGTGTTATGAAAGGAAAAGATGCTAAGGAGAGTTTGATTAATGGTGCAACCAACTTGTCACCCTTTTTAGCAAGTATGTTACCTGGTGCATTAGGACAGGCTGCATTTGCTGTTGGTTTCGGATTGGTTAATAATCCAATGGTGGAATTATTATATTCCGCACCAGGGTTTAGAGAATTTAATTTTGATTTTATGTTTTATCCTCGTTCAGAAAAAGAAGGTAACGAAGTTCAAGAAATTTTAAAAACTCTCAACTTTCATCAATCTCCAGAAATTAGAAAAGATAGTTATTCTAATTTTTTAATACCACCATCCGAATTCGATATAAAATTTTACTATAACGGATATGAAAATCCAAATATTCCTAAAATTTCAACTTGTATTTTGACTAATATCAGTGTTGATTATGCACCTGGTGGATTTTCCACTTATGAAGTTCCTGGTTCTTTTCGCCCAACGGCTGGCGGTACTGGTATGCCAGTTGCTATTCGTTTATCTTTGCAATTTAGAGAGACCGAATTTATGACTAAAGATAATTTTTCTGATCATTTTTCTGGTGTGTATTGATATGAAACTTTATACATTTTAAATTTTAATAAACATGTCAAAATATTTCAACTACTTCAATCAAGTCTACTATGACATTTTTGGTGACAACAAAACGTATGACACCATTACTAATCTGACAACTAAATTTTCCTTTAGTTCCGCAATAAAAGATAACTCTGTGCTTTTCTATAAATATTCAGTAATTGATGGAGAGACTCCAGAAGTTTTAGCTCATAAATTATATGGATCTTCTGAAAGACATTGGATTTTATTATCTGTCAATAATATTACCGATCCACGATTGGAATGGCCAATCGAACAAAGAAGTCTTATGGACTTAATTGATAAAAATTATGCACAATATGCGGCTAACGGTCAATCTGGTTTGCAATGGTCTCAATCAAATATTCATTCTCGTTATATTATAGAAAAACAATTAAATCCAATAACTTCAGATATTACATCACGAACATATGCGGTTGATTCTAATACATATAACACCACAGAAATTAGTACAACAAATATAAACTTGCCGGGTAGTGGTTTCGTAACAAACTCAACCGAAAAATTTACACAAACTTTTTATGAATATGAAGTTGAAAAAAATGATGATAAAAGAACAATTAAAATTTTAAAACCTGAATATGTTCCTGCATTTGAGCAAGAATTTAGAAATATTTTCCAATAATGAATACACCAACACTTGGCTTTGAGATAGTAAGTCTTACGATTGAGACTATAGATGGTAAAAGTGGAATAGACATTCGCAATATCTATGATGAGATAAACATTTTTGAAAACATAATGATGCCTTGCATGTCAGGTAACATATTGATTCGTGATGCTATAGGTTTAGCCGATAGATTGAATTTCGATGGCAGTGAATATATCCGTGTAAATATCATTAAAGACTCAAAACTTTTAAATGCAGACTTTCAAATGAGCTTTAATAGAAGATTTGTAATCTATAAGGTGAGTAACCGTAGTTCCATTACGCAGAACTCTGAAAGGTATATTTTACATTTTGTCTCAGAAGAATTTTTACTTTCACAACAAAAGAAAATTAGAATAAACTTCAAAGGCACTCATTCAGATATGGTAGTTTCGATACTGAAAGATTATCTGGGTTTACAATATACTACTCCACAAATTGGTTCAATTCAGCCTTCTACTGGAGTTTATGAATGGGTAAGTCCTAACATTTCACCATTTGAAGCAATTGATTATTTGACAACAAGAGCAATCAGTACGGATGGTTTATCTGATTATGTTTTTTGGCAATCACCAATAGGATACAATTTTAGACCTCTTTCAGAATTGATGAAAGAAAATGGATTTGTCAATATCACTTTTGGTGCAAAAAATCTACCTGAAAATAGTTATGATTCAAACAAGAGTAGGTATGTTTCCGAACTCTATGGTGCTAGAGATTTAAAAATTGTTTCGCAGTTCAATCATTCTGAAAATATTCGTTCCGGTGTTTATGCTGGAAAATTTATTGGATTTGATACACTGACTCGAACTATATACAATCGTAAAATTAATTATGAAGACATTTACAAATTGACATCTGAACATGCTAATAAGTTTTCAAACAACTACAAAATTTTAAATAAAGAATACAATACATCAGATCAACAATATGATTCTAGAATTACTTTGTATCCATTCGAGACACCTAGAGCAAATAATCAGCATCTGAAAAGTTCGAATGATTCAGAAACTACAAATTATATTGATGATACAGAAAATTATGTTTTACAACGTAGATTGATATTCGCTAACCTAATGCAGAAAAGACTTAAAATTTCGATGCCAGGTAATTTTCAGTATAGTGTGGGAATGATGTTGAATTTGAATGTTCCAAAAAATAATAATATTGAAAATTTAGAAACTGGTGGAGATAAAACTTTAAACGGTAAATATATTTTGACTTCTCTTAGACATGTTATTAGATTTGATAGTCATGAAACTCTATTGGAAGTTGCAACAGATTCTACAAATTATGGAGCAAACTAATGCAAGAAGATTTCGCAGGTAAAAATGGTTTTGTTTGGTTCACGGGCGTAATAATGGCAAGAGATGATTCGGCAAAAGTCGGACGCTTACGTGTACGTATTTTAGGTTGGCATGATTCGGACGCTAAAATTGAAGATTTGCCTTTAGCTGAAGTATTGCTTCCAGTTAATGCATCTAGAACATTTTCTCTTCCTGCTGAAGGTGAATGGGTCCACGGGTTTTTTAAAGACGGAGAAAAAGGACAATATCCTGTGATTATGGGTGTTTATCCGGGTATTATTCCAACATCGGAAGTTACATATGTTGATAAAGGTTATCAAGACTGTAGAGCACCAAAAGACAAACTGAACGATCCAAAAACTCCTGTGGGTGTAGTTACTACGGAAGCTGGAAAACCAAACATTCCATTCTTATCCCAAGAAAGTATTTCTCAAACTGGCATTGATATAATGAATGCAATTCGTTCACACAAATGTCCAGATTCAGATTACGTCAGAAGAAGTATGGGTTATGCTAAAGGATTAACTTTACAGATTGCAACAGCAATTAGAGCAGGCATACAAGCATTATTGAAGGCTCTTGGTATTGCACCAGCCGCCGGAGGTATGGCTTCAATGATTAGAAGTTTAGCTCAACAAATTAAGAAAATTACAAAATTTATTAAAGATATTAATGATGCTATTGGTGTTTTTGTTACGTATGTTGCTAAAATTAAAGCTGTCATACAGTTTCTGTTAAATTTGCCTAAAGACCTTTTGGCGCTGTTAAAAGATTGTTTGAAAAAAGCATATGCTGAATTGGCCGCAGGTTTCATGGCCATCGCAAAAGATTTTAATTTGGATGGTATTATTGATAATTCTTCGGAAATTGCAAAGGCTGCCAAAGATGCACTTAAAGATGTTAAAGCATTAGCAGTTGACACAGGAAAATTAATGGCTTCTCCTGGTAAAGTTTTTGATGCTGTTGCGAATCCCTCCAAATTAACTGAAACACAAGCTGCAACACTTGTACAGGATTTTTTTCCTGGTGCTAAAAAATATAATCCTAAAGATTCAGAAAGACCTTAATTATGGCTAAAGTAGAAGTCCCTAGCAATGCAATGTGGGTAGAACCGGCATCAGACTATAAAGCACAATACCCATATAATCAAGTGATGCAATCGGAATCCGGACATTTTCTGGAATTTGATGACACACTGGATGCTGAGAGAGTTAGATTACAACATAGAACGGGCACATTCACCGAATTACAATCAGATGGTTCTCGCATCACTAAAATTGTAGGAGATAATTATGAAATTATTGCAAAAGACAACAATGTACTTATCAGTGGGATATGTAACATAACGGTTCAAGGCAATTCATATCTAACTGTAAATGGTGATTGTGTACAAAGAATTAGTGGAGACTTTTTACAAGAAGTTGAAGGTAATTATCAACAAGTTGTAAAAGGTGACATTTCAATTAGTGGAGCAAATGATATTGATATTAATGCTGGCTCAACATTAGGTTCAGTAAATATTACTGCACCAATGGTAATTCAACTTAACAGTGATGTAGAAATTGATGGTGGTGTAGCCGCAGAATCTGTTTTGTCTAGGGGTGAAGTTACTGCTGGTACAGGCATTCATGCTGGTGTTTTGGGTTCAGTTAATCCTATGGCAGGTATTTCTACTCTTGGTGGTGTTTCTGCTGGATTTCCTGCGGCACCTGGACCTGGTATAATTACTGGTCTTGTTTTAGCACAAGCGCCATTAGTGCAAGGCATTGTTGTCCAAGATATTTTGGGATCAATGATGTTAATGAGATTGCAATATGATTTGCATACTCATATCCATGTTGGCCTTTTTGGTATCACTTCTATGCCATTGATTTTGATGTAAATAAATATGACAATATACATGGAGCTTATATTATGACACAAAACGTTTTTAGTAGATTACAATACAGTTTTGACACCACAAAGTTTGGTGATACTGTAAACTTGAATCCTAAGGTTCTTAAATTTTTAGAACAGGCGGCTATGCCTGTGCCGGAATGGCAAGCCAAAGACTTGAGTAATAATGTTGTTGTAGCTAGTAGATATTATAAAAATCCTGCGGCCAACGTAATAAACTCTCTTAGTGGTGGTGCCATCGACATTAATGCCTATACTAACAATCCAAATTTTTTTACTTATGCAACCGTTGGTGCAGGTCTATTGTATTCTGCCTCTTCTGGTTTTATTATCGAACTTGGACATTTTAAAAGACATACAGATAATATGTCAGGACTTGGAGTTATTGGAACCGACTCTAATATTCCAAGTTTAGATATTGCCACGGCGGTTGGTAATAAAGTTTTAGAGATAGTTTACAAAACAGATTATGCAATACCTTTAACCCCGGCAGCTACTCCTGGTACAATTTTTGATCCTGCTAACAACGTAGTAGTAACAGTATTTACAGCTAATACTCCGAAACCAAACGCAACTTCCATGTTAGGATCTTTTACTAGTCTGTATGTTGTTCCAGAGTTGTTGTATTATAACTCAGTAATTTCGGGATATGGAAATTCTATACTCAATTCTTTAACATATATTTCAGAAACAGAAAGCACACCAGGTTATTATATTTCAAACGTTTCATCGATTATTGTGAGTTCAGCATTAGATGCTATAACGGCAGCAAATAATTTGATTGCAACCCGAAGAAATCACGACTGGAATTTCTTTAAGAAATCTAAAAAACTAGTCGAGGATAATAATTATCTTGGAAGATTCAATGCTATGGGAAATACACAAAAAACTTTAGTCAATACCTTAATTGGTACAGATTTATTGAAGAATAGTTTGGCTAATGCCGCAAACTCTACTCCTGGGTAAATAAATAAACGATGGCAACAGTAACAGCAAATCTACAAAGAAGATACACAGACCTCGACTTGAATTTTATGCCACATCCAGTAAAAAAAGATGTGATTAAAGTTATTGATGACATGGCGGTAATCAATTCAGTCAAAAACCTGATTTTGACGAACCACTATGAGCGACTGTTCCATCCTGAAATTGGCTCAAATGTGCAAAAATTATTGTTCGATAACATGGACAGAATAACTTCTGCAACTTTGGAACGTGAAATAACTGATGTTCTTCGAAATTTTGAACCCAGAGTTTCTGTAGACTACATCAACATTTCTCCTGATTTTGATAATAATACTTATCAAGTTTCCATGCAGTTCAGAATCTTGAATAAAACTGAACCAATATCAATTAAATTTTTCTTAGAACGAGCAAGATAATATGGCTGACCGTTTAAATGTAACCGAATTGGATTTTGATGCAATCAAAACCAACCTAAAAGACTTTTTGAGACAACAAACGGAGTTTCAAGATTACGATTTTGAAGGTTCCGGCATGAATATCTTGATGGATGTTCTTGCGTACAATACTCATTACAATGCGTATTACTTAAACATGGTCACCAATGAGTCTTTCTTGGAATCTGCATCCCTTCGAAACTCTGTAGTTTCACATGCAAAATCTTTAGGATACACTCCTCGATCCGTTACTGCTCCGCAAGCAGTTATAAATTTGACTATTCGTGCAGAAAATACTGATCCCGCAACATTGACGCTTCCAAAAGGATACATTTTTATTTGTGAGCAAATTAATAATCGTGCATACACCTTTGTGAATTTAGAATCTTATACTGTAAGTAAAGTTGGAATAAATTTTAATTTTAATGATATAAAAATTTATGAAGGTAAATTATTCTCATATGCATACACCCATAGTGTAGCATCTAATCCTAAACAAATTTTTACTATTCCAGATGCATATGTTGATACTTCAACTTTGGTGGTTACAGTAAAAAGTTCTTCTGGCTCCACAGATACCGCAGTTTATTCAAAAAGCGGAACAGACCTTACAATAAATTCTTTATCTGAAATTTATTTCCTACAAGAAGGTATTGCCGGAAATTATCAAATTTATTTTGGTGATGGAGTTTTAGGTAAAAAATTACCTGATGGTGCTATTATAACCGTTTCATATTTGGTTACCGGATACACTCAAGCTAATGGTGCAAGCCAGTTTAGAATCAATTCTGCTATTGGAGGTTACACTAACATCACAATAACAACTGTTTCTCCTGCATCAAGCGGTGCTGATAGAGAATCTATTGATCAGATAAAATTTGGTGCGCCATTGAATTTGCTTTCACAAAATCGTGCAGTTACCAAGAATGATTATATTCGTTTGATTCAACAAAAATATCCTTCTTTCCAAGCGGTAAACATTTGGGGTGGAGAAGAGAATGATCCTCCCGTTTATGGTAAAGTATTCATCTCAGCAAAACCAAGATTAGGTTTTGAAGTAACTAATACTGAAAAAGAATATGTAAAGACCAACATTCTGAAACCTATTAGTATGTTGACTGTATCTCCTGAAATTGTTGATGTGGACTACAATTATTTAAAAATTTCAGCTGGTGTTTTCTATGATAAAGCTAAGACAACTTTAAATGATGCAGAACTAAAATCTAATATTCGAACATTAATTGCAAACTATTGTGATACCAACTTGAATCAGTTTAATAGTTACTTTAAATATTCTGGACTAGAAACTGCAATCGATGCTTACAGTAGAAGTATTATTTCAAATGAAATTTCTCTATTTGTTGGTAAGAAATTTAGACCTTTATTGAATGTTTCTGATAACTACACTTTAAATTTTGGGTTTGAACTTATTCGCGGAACGACCAACGATAACTTCTATTCATCCCCAACATTTAGAGTTCCTGGTTCGGGAACAAAAGAATGTAACTTTGAAGAAGTTCCATCTTCATTCACTGGTGTAGAAAGTATCACGGTGTTAACTGGTGGTTATGGGTATAAGACTACACCAACAGTGGAGATTTTTGGTGATGGTACTGGTGCTACGGCAGAAGCTGTGATTGTTAATGGAAAATTATCACAAATTAATATAACGAATGCAGGTTTTGGTTACACCTCTGCATACGTATCAGTTGTTAAATCATCAACCGATACGGGTGTTGGTGCTACTGCCGAAGCAGTTCTTCAAGGTCGTTACGGCAAATTAAGAATTGCATATTATGATGACAACAGTACAAAGGTTATTATAAATTCTTATGTTGGCGTCATTGATTACAAATTAGGTAAAATTACATTGAATAAATTTCAACCTACTTCGATCAACAATGATTTTGGTGATATTACGTTGCATATGAGACCTACCGTAAATACTATACAATCGAAATTAAATAAAATGTTGGTTCTCGATGCAAACGATCCTACAAGTATCATTGTTAAAACGACACAAATATAATGGAAAAAGTTTTAACTTCTAGTCTTGTAAGAAATCAGGTTCCTGGTTTTGTACGTAGCGAATATCCAAAATTTGTTACCTTTCTAGAGAAATACTATGAATGGTTAGAAACTACTCATATGGTTTCCGATGGACTATTTAATATTAAAAATTCTTATGATATTGATAATGCTGATGAATATTACTTAGAACAAATCAAACGTCAATTGATGCCGTATTTTCCTAGTGAAATTGTGGCCGATAAGAGATTGTTTTTAAAATTGGTAGCGGAATTTTATCGCACAAACGGTACTCAACAGTCAATTAAATTTCTTTTTAAAGCATTATATAACGAAAATATTGACATTTATTATCCAAAAGATGATATTCTAAAAACATCTGATGGTAAGTGGGTTCTGCCTCTTGCATTAAGAATTGATACCGCAGACTCGAATATTCTCAACATCGAAAAAACTCTATTGACTGGACAAACATCAAAAGCTACCGCAGTGGTTGAAAAGGTCTTACGTTCAGTTGACCGACAACTTGGTATCACATACATTGAAGTTTATATTTCCAATATTACTCGTTTATTCACTACAGGTGAAACAGTTACTGCAACATACAATAATGGAATTAGCAATGTAACTGTTTCTGGTCGTTTAGTTGGTGCATTATCTGAAATAAAAATTGATCCACTGAATAGAGGTTTATACTATAACGGTTATGATGTAACAACTGGATATCTTGGAGATCCAGTTACTATTGTTGGAGGTTTAAATCCACTTGCTAACAATCCAATCGGCGCTATAGCATATGTTGGGCAAACAACATCTGGCGGTATTACGGATATTGCGATTGATAATGGTGGATTTGGCTTTAGAAAACAAGACGTTGCACCAAATAGTGTAATTTTAGATTTCACCGGTGGCTTTGAAGGTTCAAGTTTTGGTACAGAAGCTAAAGCTGAATTGGTTCTGCTAGATGAAAACACATTCAGAACGATTAATGTTTCAAATATGTCAATCAGCACATTGAATACATTGTATCCTAATATCGCTGTTGTTGAGAACAATATAATTCGTACAGTTTCAACCAGCACTTCGTTTAATGTTTATCCAATGGCATTTGTAACTCTAACCGGTTCTGGTGGTGGTTATAGAAATAAACCCATATTAAATGCTTATAGCTTATACAATGAGAATAATGGTGATACTCTAGTTTCTTCATCCGTAAACATTGTTAAAAACACCAGGATAATAACAGATAATACAATAAATTTTGCAACATTTTTTCAAAATGGAGATTTGGTTAGATTATTTTTAAATAATCGCTATGAACAAATTTTGGTAGTTGGAGATGTAACGACAAATACTCTTGGATTTGCAGATTTATTTCCCAACGATATATCTGGAGTTTCCATCTATAAATTAAATCGTAATGATTTATATAATATTGGATCTATTGGCAGAATAAATGTTATCAATGGCGGTAATGGTTATGCACTGAACAATGTTATTAAATTCAGCGGCGGCTCTGGCTATGGTGCAAATGCATACGTATCGCAATTATATTCAGGCAACAATGGAATTAAAACTGTTACAGTAAATAACCACTCAAGTGGCGCCTACATTATTGGCGGTGAAGGTTACACTAGAGATTCTTTGCCTACATTAAGTGTACAATCAGTTTCTGGTGCAAATGCTTCTTTGATAGTGAGTGAAGTTACTGGTGACGGCGAGCAGTTCAGTTTAGACACCACAAGAATTGGTGCAATTTCTAGTATAAGAGTTTTGAGTTATGGTTATGATTATGTTTCGTCTCCTACTATTTCTTTACGTAATGCTGATATTATATTGAGTAATGTTACTACGGGACAACTTTTTGTTTCAAACACTGTAATATATCAAGGATCATCAAACGTATCAACAACATTTAAAGCAACAGTTGATGCATTTAATCCCGCAACTGGTTTATTAAGAGTATTTAATTATAGAGGGACAGTTACTATTGGACAATCATTAAAATCAGATGATAATTCTATATCTTCAATTGTAAATTCAGTAACATATTATGGTGATGGTCGTGCTAAAGCTACCGCGAAATTTGAGAATGGATTGATTCGTTATCCTGGAATTTATTTAAATACTGACGGACAAATTAGTGCAGACAAAAAACTACAAGATGGTAAGAAATATCACAACTTTTCTTATATTATTAAAACAAAAACTGATTACAATAAATTCAAAAAGCCATTGGATGATATTTCACATCCTATAGGAACAAAAAGTTTTATTACCCGAATTGATGATAATCAAGAAAATGTCAATTTTGTTAATAGTTTGATTGATACTAGCAGTTTATTTCCTTTGAGTTACACATATAATGTCGCAAATGGTGCTAATACAATTTATACCTCCAATGTTTCTGCTAATCTTGCAGCCTCAGTTAATGTTGCAGATTTCGTTATTGTTTATGGTGTTAATAAACGCCTTGCAAATACTGTAAATGTAGTTTCTGGGTCAAATGTCTTGTTTGGTTCTTCAAATAGCGTCAACTTTATTAATGACCTGTTGGAAGGTGATACGATCTATCTTTCAACAGGAAATACAGTTTCAATTAAAGAAGTCAGTAATTCTTACTATGCAGTCTTAAACACGACAATAAATGTAACTTCAACTTCAGCAACCATAAATGTTGTATATGACTTGATTAAAAAAGTTGTTTCAGTAAATGCTAATACAATTATTGTAGATACTAATTTTAAACAAAATGGTAGTTCTTTATTGGCAACCGTTCAAAAAAGTAGATAAATAGAATTATGTCAGCATTACTTACAAAAAATTTCAAAATCTTGATGGCTAAACAAGTATACAATTTGCTTGATTTAACATCAAATTCTTACTTGCCAGATGCGAAAAAAACATATATCTATGCTACTATCGGCAAACCTCTTCCATGGAACTCCGGTACTGAAATTCCTCCTACTCCAAAAGAAGATGATGGAGCTATAAATGAATACTATAGAAGAGGAATTTACGCCAAACAGCTATCTTTGGAGAATGCATCGCTTGTTGTTCCCAGAATAAATTGGGCAGCAAATACGGTATACTCTACATATCTTTCTACAGGAAACTTTTATGTTCTAAACAAGAGTGACCAAGTTTTTAAATGTTTATCTAACGTTTCCTCAAATGTTGTATCCACCGTAGAACCAACTTTGACATTATCTACAACATCATTAGAAGAACCATACATTTTGACTTCAGATGGTTATAAGTGGAAATACATGAACACTCTGACTTCGCTACAGAAACAAAAATTTCTAAGCGATGATTGGATGCCAATAACTTACAATAAATTTGTTCGTGCTGCTGCGGTTGGTGGTTCGATTGATATTGTTAAAATTACCAACGCGGGTAATAACTATACTAATGGAACAGTACAAAGTATTATTTCAGTTACTGGTGACGGTACCGGAGCCATTTTAAAAGCTAACGTTTCTAGTGGGCGTATACAAAACATAATTATTCAAAATAGAGGTTTCGATTATACATATGCTAATGTTGCATTTACTGATGTAACTGGTGGTGTTGGCACAGGTGCATCCGCTACAATTTCAATTGCTCCACATGACGGACATGGTTATGATCCAGTATATGAATTGGGTGCATCAACAATCATTTTTAACGTAGAATTTACTGGTGACGAATCTGGTAAATTGCCTACAGAAAATGATTTTAGAGAAATCACACTTCTACAGAACCCCTTTAATCAAGGAACCACTAAATTAGCCACAGATACATTTTACACAATGTATACACGTATCAAAACTTCTCCTGGTGTAGGTGACTATAATAATGATGAGACCGTTTTTCAAGGCACAACATTTGCAGATGCAACTTTTACTGCTGAAGTTATTTCTTTTGATGAAGTACAAAATTATCTGTATCTAAATAACATACATGGCACCTTACAGAATAATCAAGCGATTAAAGGACTTAGCTCAGGATCAATCCGAGTTGTGAACTCAATCGTACAACCAACATTGGATCTTTTCTCAGGAAAGATTTTATACATAGCAGATAAGCTGCCGATTTCGAGAGATCCCTCACAAACGGAAAGAATCCGTTTCATAATGAGTTTCTAAACGAGGAATAAATGACAACTCTTTTCAATTACGACCCATATTACGATGACTTCGAGGAAAACAAAAACTTTTTACGAGTTTTGTTTCGTCCGGGTTATTCAGTTCAAGCTAGAGAACTGACACAATTACAGACAATTTTTTCTAATCAAATTGAAAAATTTGGTAATAATATTTTTAAGAATGGTAGTCCAGTTCTCGGAGGTAGAGTTTCATTAGATGATAAAGCCAATTATGTAATTTTGCAACCACAATATGAAAATCAAGATATTTCCGTTACTGACTTCCTGAATCAAATTGTTATAACTTATGATCCTACAAATATTACAGGCAAAGAAGCGGTAGGTAAAGTTATTGCGGTAGATACAACATCGGGTAATCCAGTAATTGTTTTGAAATACCAAAGCGGAGATAGATTTGCTGAAGGTGATACACTTCAAATTCAAGGCAAAAATATATTTGCAACTGCTGTAGCAACTAATGCAACTGGCGGCTCTTACGTTGCTTACATCCAAGAAGGAGTTTATTATTTCAAAGGACAATTTATTAAAGTTGTTCCTCAGTACGGTATTGTCGAACTATTTTATCGTTTGGGTAGCACTGCTACAATTAATAAATCTCCATCTTATAAAATTGGTCTAGAATTCACTGAAAAAATTGTTGATGAGATTGATGATAATTCATTATTAGATCCAGCTCAAGATGCATTCAACTATCAAGCTCCAGGCGCAAACCGTTATCAAATTGTACCGGCACTGGCCACAAGAACTTTAGATTCTGCTGATATTTCTTCATTCTTTGAAATTGTACGTTTGGTTGATGGTATTCGTACAAAGGAAATTAATTATCCTATTTACAGCGAAATTGAGACCATGTTGGCTCGCCGCACGTTTGATGAATCTGGTAATTATACAGTCAATCCGTTTATTATAACCTTGGAAGAAGGTGATAGTGCTAATGGATTTTTCGATGTTGTTCTTGATCCAGGTAAAGCATATATTAACGGTTACGAATTTGAAACAATTGCTCCATCTAGAATACAAGTAAAAAGAGGTGGAGAATATTCATCAGTTTCAGATTATGATCTTCCGACAAACTATGATAGTTCATTAATTTTGGATAGCGTAAGAGGAACTTTAGACATTACGACTTTTCCTAGCTTAGATATTCATTCTGTTCCACACACATCAATTAATACATCAACGACAACAACATATAACTCTACAAAAATTGGTACATTGAATGCCAATATGATGCGTTATAATGATGCTACAAATTCGTCTAATGGAACAACACATACTTTTTCCGTTAATGTATTTGGTGCTAATACTGCATCTATTACAGGAACAGTTCCTACTGGTTCAACAAATACTATAATACAGTTACCAGCCGGATTTTCAACTACTGCAGGAGCAAATGCTTATGCGAATATGTTTTTCAGAATTACTTCTGGCGATTTAAGTTCTGCTGGTCCTATTCCTATTGCATCATCAAATTCTACAGCAAATACAGTTACATTATCTACAAATCTTTCTCTTATTCCTAGTGCCGCAAATGGTAATACATTTTCTATTGAATCAAGTTTGAGAAATGCGGAATCGTTAGTATTAAGTGATGGAACTTATCTATCATTTGCAGGTAATATTAATACAGAATCTAAAGACGCCGCAACTGGTTTTGTTAATATCAGTGATCCAAAAAGAAACTCCTTAATATTTGATGTTCCTTATGAAGCTATTAAATCTGGAACAATCAATAATATGGACTTGTATGCCAGAAAATCATACTTGAACCGTACAACTGATGCTGGTGGTTCTATTACAATCAACGCTGGCGGTACAGATACTTTTGCATTTACTGGTTCTCCTGGTGTTCTTACTGATCCATTAATTTTGAATAACATTATTTGTTTCGTTCGTAGTGGAACTGCAAGCAACACACGTTATGGAATTTATGCAAATACAGTTCTTAGCTTGGCAAATAATAATTATACAGTAACCGCAGTTTCACCAACACAGTTCACTGTTAATTTGGTTGTTCCTGGAGTATCAGTTGATTTGTTAATTACGACAAAGGTAAATAATGCCGAAAATGGTTCGACCGGTTCGACCAGAGGCAAACAATTTATTCCGTTAAGTGATGATACACATTTAGCCGTACCCTATGAAATGGGTGGTCTGAATACTTTGCCTAGTTCAAATACAACTGGTGCAGTTACAACATTTTCTGGAGGTAAAGTATTTACTTCTGTTGGTGCAACCAATTTTACCGATGCGTCCATTTTAAACGATTTGCGTACACCGGGTAAAGTTGTAAGTTTACAAGTACCTGATGTTTATCAAATCGTCAGCATCTATGATTCTAAGAGTCCTGTTGCTAACGTATCAACTGCTATGATTGGCGACTCTTCATATAATATTACAGACAGTTATGAATTTGATAACGGACAACGTAAAACACATTACGACCATGCAACCCTTAAATTGAAACGTGGTTATTCAGCTCCTCGTGGAACTTTATTTGTTCAATACAAATATTTGAAACATATTTCCTCACCTGCTACAGGCGGCAGTGGGCTATTTACTCTCGAATCTTATCTACAGGCCGGTTCAAATTTCTCATATTCTCAAATTTCTAAATTTAACAATAGTGAAGATAAAAAATTAGTTTCTTTACGTTCGGCATTTGACTTTAGACCAACACGTAGTATTGGTGCAAGCACACTCTATGGTGCATTAAATCCAGAACCACTAGAAACAGTTAAAACAAATTTTGATTATTATTTGTCACGAATTGACCAAGTTGTAATTAAATCTTCAAAAGAAATCTCCATTATTAATGGACAATCAGCCATTTCACCAACAGTTCCACCTGTTAGTGATAAAGACATGTTGATTTATACTTTGTATATTCCTCCTTATACAGAAACGGTAAAAGAAATTCGTGCTGATTTTAAAAATCATCGCCGTTTTACGATGCAAGATATTCAAGGCTTTGATGATAGAATTCGCGGATTGGAATATTATGTTTCATTGAACACATTAGAAAAAGATGCTGCATCGACTAAAGTTTTAGATGCTAATGGACTCGAACGTTCGAAATATGGTATACTTGTAGATAATTTTACATCTAAAGATTTCCAAGCAACTCGCGGAGATGTTGGTACCGATAACCGTAACTTGATTGATAATGGGGTTTTGCAACCAGCATCATTGATGAGTACTGTAAAATTAATTCCAAGAGCTAATGGTACAACAGGATCAGCATATATCGCAGGTTCAGGCACCAAAAAAGTTATGATGATTTCTTATACTCCAACGAAAGTCATTGAACAACCTTATGCTACAAAATCAATAGCTATTGCAAATGCACAGTTTGCCAATTTCCGTGGTAAAATGAAATTGTTTCCTGAATTTACAGGAGATGTTGACACTGGTTACGTTAGTAAAGTAGTATTGAATTCGACACAAGGTCTCACAACTGCGTTCAATTTTGTAAATGATGCATTCAAATATATTTCGGACAAAACTCCAGCTTGGAGAGATGATAAAGATAGTCCATTTGCACAAATTGCCGATGCTAAATGGTATAAAACTTTAAGAGAAGCTCAAGGTAAACCGTTTGAGGTAGCAATAGATCAACGTACTATTGGTGTTTATCAAGCATATAATGACAATACGTACATATCAAAAGGTGCTGAATTAAAAGAAAAAGGAATTGCATCTTCTTCTTCAGAGGTTACAGTTGGTAGTTTTGTTACTGATTTGGCTATTCAACCATATATGAAACCTAGACAGATTCTTTTTATCAATGAAGGTTTACGTCCAAAAACAATAACATATTCTTTCTTTGATGATACTAATGTAGACAAATATATTGTTGTACCTAACAAAGTCACATTAAATGCAAACACACAATTAATTGCAAGTGAAGCGATACTTATTGCAAATACGATTTCCGATTTGACTGCTAACTTATCAAGTTTGATAAGCGGAAACACTTCTTATGATGCCGCATTTGTGGTTGTAAGTGAAACAGGTTCAGCTAATGTTTCTATCATTAACGAGACTGGAAAACCTTTAACAAACAAATATGTTTATGGTTTAGATAGCGGTAAATTTTTTAGAATTTCTACTGTAGAAGAACATCATTCTGGTGTTGGAAAATTAGATTTTAACCTTTTCACATTAGAACCTGAAGCATCTTCTGTAAATGGTTATTATGTTGGTAAAACATTGACTCTTATTCGCAATCATAAATCGACTCTTGTGGGTCCAGAAGAAGGCATTGGTTATCAAACTGTAATTACTGCATATAACGGAACTACGAAAGTTGCAACAACTTCCATAGCAACAATCGGTATTATGGCCGGAATTGTGCCAACTCCTCTCAGAGGTAATCCAACCCGCGTAACATACACTATTGGTGACAATAAAACAAATAAACTTGGTCAAGCTGGCGGTGTATTCTATATGCCACCAGCTACATTCCGTTCAGGTCAAAGAAATTTCCGTCAAACAGAATCGTTCAATAATACCTATGATGCGGATGCTATTTCTTTTGCTGATAAAATTTATACCGCATCAGGAATAACGGAAAATAAGACTACCTTAGTCGATACTGTTTTCAATATTGATGTTAGTTATCAAGTTATTGGAACCCTAACCTCCGATAGATTGATAGGATCCAAACCTGCCGGAGTAAAACTATTATACACATACAACGTTGATCCTTTAGCGCAAACTTTTTATATTGATGAAGCAGTTTATCCATCAGGTATTTTCTTGGATAGTATGAATTTGTTTTTCAAAGCAAAAGATGGAAATAATATTCCAGTAACTATACAGATTCGTCCGACAGTTAATGGTTTCCCTTCTTCAGATTTTTGGTTTCCAGAATCTGTTATAACAAAATATCCTTCTGAAATTAATATTTCCGAAAATCCTTCGGTAACTGATAATACCACAGCAACAAATTTCAAGTTTAATATTCCAGTCTATTTGAAACCTGGTTTGTATGCATTTGTTGTCGTGTCAGATTCACCTGAACACATTCTTTGGGAAGCTGAAAAGGGTGGAATTACTAAGAATAACGAATATGTTGATAAACAACCGTATTCTGGAACACTGTACAAATCACAAAATGCTATGGAATTTGCTCCATTCATTAATGAAGATTTGATGTTCACCTTATATCGTTGTTTGTTCAGTAAAGACCTTGCAATTCATTTGTTACAGAATGAAAACACAGAGTATTATAAGGTTGATAAGTTACGTTTGATTGAAACTTCTATTATTCCTTCAAATAAAGATATTTCGTTTACTCGTTATGTACAATTGACCACAAGCAATGGTGACAAAGAAACCGTTTCTAGAGCAATTTCTCCTGGTGTTACCTATGGCTTTGGTGATGATAGTTATTATGCTGTTGGTTATCGTAGAAAAAGTATACAAGCACAAAATGACCTTACCCTCAGAATGGAAATGTTGACCACAAATGATGCAATTTCTCCAATTGTTTCGTTAGAAGGTTCAAGCGTTAATATTTGGGAAAATTTCTTAGATAATGCAGAAATTAATCCAGAAGATTTTACAATCGTATCAAGTGGTTCCGGTTATACAAACGCAAATTCTATTATTATTACCAGTTCAACCGGTACAGGTGCTACAGCTAATGTTAATGTTGATGCTAATGGTAACGTAGTTGGAATTTATGTATCAGCAGTTGGTTCTGGATACTTAGACAATTTTAGTATTTCATACCCAAAAGTCGGCAGTTCTTCTACTGTTACTGCAAATGCAACTATTGTATTGAACAGTGAATATGATTCATCTGGCGGTCCTTGCCTAGCCCGTTATATTACTAAGCCAATCGCTCTAGCTGATGGTTATGACGCTGGTGATATGAGAGTATTTTTGAGTGCTAATAAACCTGGTGTTTCAGAAGTTTCTGTTTATTATAAAATGCTTTCTGCTAGTGATTCAACATTGTTTGTGGATCGTCCATACCAAAAGATGGTGTGTATTAATCCAACAACTACACCATCATTAGATCGAACTTACCGTGAATATGAGTATCGTCCTTCCAATAGTATGAATTCAGTTTCATATACCTCTTCTAATGGTGTTACATATGACACATTTAAAACGTTTTCGATTAAAATTGTTATGACTTCAAGTGATCCATCAGTTGTTCCTACTGTTAGAGATTTGCGAGTTATTGCAACGCCAGCAGGATGAGTATGCTATTAAAAGTTGAAGGCACCAATTTTGTAAAAGACACCAACACCAATGCCCTGTTAATGACGGGGCGTGGTGCTTTATTGGAAAATGAAGCTAGAAAAAAGTTGGGTGAAAGAATAAATGGCAAAAATGAAGACATAAATAACCTAAAGATGCAGGTGAACGATTTATCCGCCGATATGGCAGAAATAAAAAATCTATTATCTGCTTTGTTGAAACAGAGTAAATAAGAATGTCAATTTCAAACATCACAAGAACAAACACAATTGACGAATGGCGTATACAAACGAACCTATCGGCTAATAGTCTTAATACAATTGAGACTGGAGTTTATAATAAAACTTCGGGTACATTAGCTATTGGTTCAAATGCTTCGCTACAAGTTTCAAACACAGCACTTTTCTCTACCGATATTACTGTTGCTAGAGATATTTCTGTTGGTACAGCAGGTATAGCAAAAGGTAATATTGGTGTTGGTGGTGTTGTTTCAATTTATGGTCCAGGAAATGGTCTGATTGTAGCCAACAATATTACTTCTAATGGAAGTGTTATTGTTAAAAATACAATTTTAGCTAACAACGTAACTGTTAATTCGAACGCGGTGATTGTTGGTACAACTACTAGCGGATATTTAATTGTTAATAACAATGCAACAATCAGTTCAAATGCAACGGTTGTTGGTACTGCAAATATAGGTTTCTTAGGTGTAGCTAATACTGGCGTATTTGGTAAATCAGTTTCTATTGGCGAAAATTTAAATGTTACGGGCAATTCTTATGTTACCGGAACTTCTTATGTAACAGGGAATACTTTCTTAAATGGTATTCTAACAGTTGAACAGAATATTACGACCAACGGAAGTTCTGTTGTTAAGAACACTTTAACTGCAAATAACATTACAGTTAATTCTAATGTTGTTGTGGTAGGTACAACAAATACAGGCTTTCTGGGCGTAGTTAACACTGCTAACTTTGGACAATCAGTCTCTATTGGTACAAATTTGACCGTCACATCAAATGTATCAATGGGGAACGCTACTGTTACAGGAACTCTGACTACAAAAGATTCTTCTTTAACAGGCAATTTATCTGTTTCAGGTAACACATCAGTAACAAGTAAACTGACAGTAACCGGTGATATTCAAACTCTATCAAATTCAAAGGTTAATGGTAATCTTAACGTTGATGGAGATACTAACCTTGTTGGTAATTTGGGTGTTACAGGCAACTTTACACTATCTGGACAAACAGTTCTTGATACCGATAGATTCGTTATTGGTTCAATTACACCAATCACCATAGGTAATGCATATCTTGGCGTTTATAGAGGTAATACAACAGGCATTTTAGGTACAGCAAATGCTAACGCATACATTCGTTGGGCAGGAACAAATAAAGAATGGCAAATACGTGATGTTGACAATACTGATAACAACACAAGTTTCTCAAAGATACTTTCAGCTAATTTAATTACAATTAGTACAGCGACAACAAGCAATACAACTTTTCCAAGTTCATGGTTAATGAAGAACTATGTGGATAATGCTAATACAAACTTGAAAAATTATGTTGATACTTCTATCAACACAACAACTTCTGGTTATCAAGCTAATACTGGTGCAGCCGTTATTTCGATAACTTCTGCTTACCAAGCAAATACTGGCGCAGTTAATATTGATCTTAATAGTGAAATTACCAACCGCCAAGCAAACGTTGGCTCAGCCGTTATTTCAATCACTTCTGGCTACCAAGCAAACGTTGGCGCCGCAAGAATTGCTGACCAATTAACAACACAAGCTAACGTTGGTGCTGGATTAATAACCACAACAAACGCATATCAAGCAAACGTTGGAGCAGTTAACATTGCTCTTAATAGTGAAATTACCAACCGCCAAGCAAACGTTGGTGCGGCGGCTATTACTGCCGCTGGTGCTACAAGTACAGCCAATACCAACATGAAAAATTATGTTGATACGGCTATTAATACAACAACTTCTGGATATCAAGCTAACACTGGTGCTGTAAATATTGCACTAAATTCAGAAATTACAAATCGCCAAGCTAACGTTGGTGCTGGTCTTATTGCAACAAGTTCTGCTGTCACTTCAGCATACCAAGCTAACACTGGTGCCGCGCTGATTGCCGCAAAAGGGTATTATTCAGGTTCTTCACCACTTTCAATTAATGCTTCCGGCGTAGCTTCAATTCAAGTTGCGACTGCTAGTCAAAACGGCTACATGTCTTCAACATATGCAAGCAAATTGGATGGTATTGCCTCTGGTGCAACAAATGTCACAAACAATAATCAATTGACAAACGGTTCAAATTATATTACTGCTAGTGCAGAAACTACAGGCACACACAGTGGTTTAGTTACTGGACCTGTTAGAAAAAGTGTTTTTCCGTTGGGAGCACCTATAACTGCAACCGCTGGATATAGTTACGTTTATTTTGCATCAACAACAATAACATTACCAAGTTCACCGGTTGTAGGAGATACTATTGATATAGTTAATGTTTCAGGCACAACAACGGCAGTCGTTGCACGTAATGGACAAAACATAATGTCACTTGCAGAAGATATGACTATAAATACCGTTGGTGCATCATTCACTCTTTTCTACTCCGATTCGACACGTGGTTGGGTAATTCTTTTTTAATTTAGGATTTCAATGTCTAATATTAGATTTTTTGATTTATTTAATTCTCAACATGTAAATACTTGAATTTTTGAACCCCTAAATAAGAGAATTAAGGAAATAAATTTTGGCTGCATTTACAGAAATTGTTGTTGAGCAAGGTGCAACGTTTGAGACAAAACTCAACGTTGAAGACTCTTATGGAACTGCAATTAATCTGTATGCATACAGTGCAAGTTCACAGATGCGTAAATCGTATTACTCATCTACAAGTTATGCATTCAATTCAAGTGTAACTGGTACCGCAAATGGTGAAATTACTCTTCGGATGACCGCTGCTAATACTGCAATTTTATCATCAGGTCGTTATGTTTATGATGTTAAAATTACATCTCCAGCCAATACAGTAACGAGAGTTGTTGAAGGAATTGTGACAGTATTACCCTCAGTAACGAGATAAATATGGCAATAACCGCACGCATTCAACAACCAGGAACAATAGGTAAAGTTGTAGTAAGACCTACAATTAGAACCACAATTGCAGATCCAAAGTATAAACCGGAATTACAGGTTTCTATTTACGATTTAACTGATATAGATTTAATAACAAAACAACAAGGTGATGTTATTACATACGATTCTGCAACAAATCGTTATAAATCATCTGCACCAAATGTTCCATTGATTTTTGGTGGTTACTTTTAAAATAATAAAAAAAGGAAAAAAATGTCTAATACTGTAATTCAACTAAAATATTCTAATGTAACCAATAAACCGCCTACGTTGAATGTATCCGAACCAGCATACTCAAGTATATCTGGTACCCTTTGGATTGATGACGGAACTTCTGTTGTTGCTATTGGTGGTAAAGCATACACCACAAAAATTGACAATGCAACTTCTGCGGCTACTGCAAATACTTTAGTCCTGCGTGATGCCACAGGCAATGCATCTTTCAATTACGTCACCGCTAACCTTAATGGTAATATTTACGGTAATGCAGGAAGTGCAGAAAGATGGTTTACTGCTAGAAATATTGGGGTTTCTGGAGATGCAACGGGTATTGTTTCTGTTGATGGAACAGCAAATGCTAATATTCCATTAGTTCTCTCTAACTCTGGCGTAAACGCAGGAAATTATGGTGGATCAACTAATGCCGCAGTAATTTCTGTTGATTCAAAAGGTCGTATAACATATGCTGCTAACGTTGCTATTTCTTCATCACTAAATTTTGCGGGTGATGTTGGTGCTGCGCCAGGTAGCTTGTCTCTAATTACTGACACATTGAATATCAAGGGAGGTTTAAACGGTGGTATCAGCACAAATGCAATTGATGCTAACAATACAGTACTTGTTAGTGTTGATAATACTGTTCTTAGAAATTCTGGAAATCAGTTTATTACAGGCGACTTGTCACTAACAGGGAGTTTGTTTGTTGCTGGTAATACCACAACAGTAGATACTACAACAGTATCCACTGCTGATTCTTTAATTAGATTAGCCGCTAACAATACAATAAGCGATGTTCTTGATATTGGTTTCTATGGTAAAGCAAATACAGGAACATCAGTTACTCATCACGGTCTTGTTCGTAGAGCAGGAACTGGTAATGATTTCTTTTTATTCAAAGGATTAACTTCTGATCCAACGGCAAATGTTCTTGCTACAGGTTCAGTAACGGCTGCTAATACCGCAACATTGAGGGCTAACTTAACTGGTGGTATGATTTCAGCACTTGCTAATACAATTAGCGTTGTTGACGGTGGTACTGGTGCAGGCACATTTGCTGTTGGCAGCATTATAGTTGGTGACGGAACAAATTCATTAAAAGTACTCGCTAATACAGGTACTGCAGGAACATATGGTTCCACATCTAACACATTAATTGTTACTACAGACTCTTATGGTCGTGTATCATCAGTTACAAATAGTGCAATTCAAATTGACGCATCTAATATTGTATCTGGTAAATTGGCAATTACAAGAGGCGGCACAAACAACGATACCTATACAACTGGCGCCGCAGTATTCTATGATGGTACTGCAATCAAAACATTAGCGAATACTGGTTCAGCAGGATCTTATGGTTCAGCATCTTATGTTCCAGTTATTACAACTGATGCTTTTGGTCGAGTTTCTGGTGTAAGCAATACTGCAATAAATATTGATACTAGTGCAGTTGTTTCTGGTACATTTGGTGTTGCAAGAGGTGGTTCAGGAGCAGCTTCATTCTCAATTAAAGGTGTTATTGTATCTGATACATCATCAACAACTGGTGCATTGTCTTCATTGACTTCATCAACAGAAGGTCATCTATTACAAATTAGTTCATCAGGAGCACCAACTTTTGCACACTTGAGCGGCGGAACATTTTAAATTATATTGAAAGGATTTTATTATGGATGTGAGATTACAAAATGCTTATGTTGAAGTTCTGCTTTCCAATTTTATGGAAGTTGTAAAGCAGAATTTAATGTTCCAAGCACAACTTGAAGTAAATAAAAATAATGTACGTGAAGCAGAAGATTCGATAAGAAAATTAAAAGAAGTTGCTGATTCAAATATTCAATACCAAAATCAAAGTGTTGAAAAAGACAAAATTATAAATCAATTGACCACCGAAAGGGACAACTTAAAAAGTTCCGCAGGATCAAATAATTCTGTACTTCAAGAAAGAGATAGATTGCAAAATGCAGTTAATGACTACATGAGGCAATTAAAAGATACACAGTTGGAGGTGTTGAAAGTCAAGAGTGAATCCCAGGATGTTTTATTACAAAATAATAATCGGATTGAAGAACTCACTAAATATATAACTAGATTGGAAGCTGTGGTTTCAGCAAACAAACTTAAAAAAGTTAAACTTGGTGAAATTGTTCAACCCGATTCTCCAGAATTTACAGATAAAATGTCGTTAGAAATTACGAGTAATGATAGTGTAAAGTCTGGAGGAACATTCTAAAATTCAGTAAATGGCCAATACAATAATTAAGTTAAAAAATTCGGGCGCAATAGGTAATGTACCAACTATACTTTATCCGGGTGAACTTGCTATCAATTATGGTGATGGTAAGCTATACTACGGCAATTCGACAAATAGCGCAGTTCCTTTTAACACCACATTTCAACCGGTTGGTCTAGATCAGGAAATTCAATTTAACGATTTGGGTAGCTTTGGTGCATCTGCAAATCTTAAATTTAATAAAACTACAAAAACTTTAACAACAGATAATCTTATAGTCACAGGTAATATTACCAGTAATATTATCATAAGAATCGGTGATGTTTCAAACTCAGCATTTGGCCAATCAAACTCAGCTTTTGGTCAGGCTAACTTAGCATTTGACAAAGCTAACAGTGCCAATTCTTTGGCTCAAGCGGCTTACGATAGAGCTAATTCTGCTAGTGGCACAGTTTATTCAAGTACGCCACCAGAATTTCCAACAGTAGGCCTTCAGTGGGTAAATACAGATACTGGAATAAAATATGATTACACCAATGATGGTGATTCATATCAGTGGATTGAATTAGGTCCAACAACAGTTGCTGTTCCAGTTATTGGTTACACAACACAAGTAGTTTTGGTTGGAACAACTGAAGGTAGTTCAGAGAAGGAAATCTTTGTCAACGGAATTACCAATAATAGAATTCCCGTTAAAACAAATACAACAAGCTACTACACAATTGATGTTGTTACTAGAAGAACTGATGTACCAGGTGAATCTGGTTCATTCTTTTTGAAAGCAACGGCCGCAAATAATTCAGGTACTGTTTCTGATGTTGGTGCAGTTTATGAAGTTGTAGTTGCAAGAGATGATGTAGGATTTACTGTAGATGCTCGGGCAAACAACACCACAAAGTCTATAAATATATACGTTACAGGTGTTACTGGCAAAACATTAAACTGGAAAGCCGTAGTTACCACATTAGAGGTATAAGTAAATATGGCGTATAATTTTCCTAGTGATCCAGCTTTAGATCAAACATACTCTTTCGGTGGCAAAACTTGGAAATGGAATGGATATGCTTGGGATTTATTACAAGGTCTACTTCCTCCCGCATCAGGAAATAATTCATTAGTTCTTTCATCTGACGGAACAAATTATGTTTTTACTGCTGGCGGAGCATCATCTGACCTGTATGCAAGAAATAAGGCCAACTCTGCATATAATGTCGCAAGCCTTGCATATGATGCCGCAAATAACGCAGTAGATACTTGGGTAAGACAAGCGGCTAATAGTGCTGGCGCTTATGCAAATGCCGCTTTTGGTAAGGCTAATTCCGCATATGATGTTGCTGGTCTAGCTTACATTGCCGCTAACAACGCAGTACTATCAGGTCAAGCAAACGTTGGTGCCGCAGTAATTACTATCACTTCTGCTTATCAGACTAACGTAGGTGCAGGTTTAATTTCTACTACAAGTGCGTACCAAGCAAACGTTGGTTCAGCTAGAATTGAAGTTCTTGGTCGTGCAGACTCAGCATTCGGTCAGGCTAATATTGCTTATAATACGGCTAACTCTGGTGTTGGTATTGGTACTTCAGCTTTTGGTCAAGCTAACTTGGCTTATACTACAGCAAACTCCGGAAGTGGTGTGGCCGCTTCTGCATTCGGTCAGGCTAACTTAGCTTTTGATAAAGCAAATTCTGGTTTTGGTTTAGCTACATCTGCATTCGGTCAAGCTAACTTGGCTTATACTGCGGCTAACTCTGGCATCGGTATTGCTACATCTGCATTTAGTCAAGCTAACTTAGCTTTTGATAAAGCAAATAGCGCAAACATTTTAGCACAAACCGCTTACGATACAGCAAATACTAAATTTAGTTCTTCCGGTGGTACAGTTTCGGGTAGTGTAACTATCACAGGAAACTTAACCATTTCTGGTAATGTAACAAGTATCTCAGCAAATAATTTGTCTATTAAAGACAACATGATTTATTTGAATTCAAATAATGATGTTGTTAATCCTGATTTAGGTTTTGCTGGCAATTATAATGATGGTACATATCATCACACAGGTTTGTTTCGTGATG